GCAGCAAAAGAATTATTAGAATCTGATTATTTAGATCATCTTACAGGTAAAAAATCTATTGGTATTCAACCTTGTAATGATGAAGGACTCGCAAAGTTTGGAGCAATCGATATAGACTCTGATGAGTATGATAATTTTGATCTTCGAAAATATTTAGAAATTATTGATAAGAAAAACATTCCAGTTGTACCCGTCAAATCTAAAAGTGGTGGACTTCATATATATGTATTCTTTAAAGAACCAGTCAAAGCAAGTTTTGTCAGAAATTTTTTAGATAAATTATTATTTACCTTTGATTTAAAAGCATCGACAGAAATATTTCCTAAACAAACACAACTAGGTATTGGATCAGATCAAAAACCTATTAATGGTAACTTTATTAATCTACCTTATTACAACCGTAACGAAAGAGTTGGTGTTAATTTGGATGGCAGTGAGTTTAACTTTGAACAATTTATAAAAGTCGTCGAGGCTAACACAAAGACTAAAGAAGATCTAGAAGAATTTGCTAATGAATTAATAAGATTAGAACTTACAGGTGGAGCAGATGAATTTATAGATGGTCCTGTATGTTTACAAAGATTATCAAAATCTAAACTAGATGATTACAGAGACAGATTTATTTATAATTATATGGTGTTTGCTAAAAAAAAATATCCTGATAATTGGGAAGAAAAACTTTTAGAGGGTGCAAGAAATTACATTGTCTACGATAACATATGGGGTGATGAGAAAGTAAAACAAAAAATCAAAGCTTATAAAAAAGATACAGCAGGCCATACTTGTTCAGAAGAACCTATCAACAGTATGTGTGTTAAATCAGAATGTTTAAAAAGAAAGTTTGGTGTAGCTTCTGATAAAGTTAAAAAGTTTCCAACACTATCTGCACTAATAAAAATAGATTATTCACCGGATCCAGAATTTAGATTTACTGTACATTATAATGATAAGGTAGAAGGTGAAACAACTCAACAAATAATCGCTAGAGATATTAATTACATCATGGACCAAGAAAAACTTAGACGTTTAATTGGAGCTCATACTCCTATTCCACCACCACGGATTAAGGGTGATGATATGCAAACTGTTTTAGATGTTTTATGGCAAGGAATGAAAACCGAAAAAGCCCCACCAGGTACATCACCAAAAGAAGTATTACATAAACATTTAGAAGATTACATTCATGGGGTTCCAGCAGTAAGTGATGCTGCATTTAGAAGTGGTAGTACATTAATTGATACGGATGGCTTTGCTTATTTTGTATTTGATCCGTTTTATAATTTTTTAAAAAATAAAGAATGGAAAGCTAAGATAGATAGAACAGGACAAATGCTGATGGATTTTTTTGATGCCGAACTAAGACATCCTAAACGATATCCTAAAAAAGCAACTGAAAAAAAATCTAACAACCCTGTTAGATGTATAAAAGTTTCTATGAAATATTTTGACAAAGAAGAAAATGAAATAGAGATATTACCAATGAAGAGTAAAAAAGATATTCTTTAATGACAAAGGTTACAAAAATATATGGCCCTCCAGGTACAGGGAAAACAGAAAAATTAATTCGACGAGCCATGGCTTACATAAGAGTAGGTACTCCTGTAAGTAAAATAGGGTACTTTGCATTTACTCGTAAAGCAGCGCATGAAGCAAGAGATAGGATGCTTAAGAAAAATCCTGAATATAAAAAGAAACAACTTAGATATTTTCAAACACTGCACTCTTTAGCTTTTCATAGTCTAGGACTTAGAGAAGAAAACGTTATGCAGGACTATCATTACAATGATCTTGGAAAACAATTAAGTATAAGGGTCAATGCTAAAAAAGATGCTGATGCCTCACCTTACTTAACTTGTGATAACGAATACTTTCAAATTATTTTAAAAGCAAAAGAAAAAGATATTCCAGTATGGGATGAATATTGTACCGGTGAACATTCAACAAATGTAAAACCTGATTTGTTAAAACACATTGAAGCAAATTACAATCATTACAAACATCCAGACATAAATAACTTAGTAGACTTTACAGATATGATTCATGACATCGTGCAGCAACCAGATAAAATTCCAAACTTTGATGTAGTATTTATTGATGAAGCTCAGGACCTATCACCTATACAATGGAAATTTTATGACATATTAAAATCTAAATCAAAAAATATTTATTTAGCTGGTGATGATGACCAAGCAATATATGGCTGGGCAGGTGCAGATGTAGATAGATTCATTCAAGAACCTGCTACAGAAAAAGTATTATCAAGATCAAGAAGAATTCCAAAAGCAGTGCAAGATGTATCTGAAATTATTACTGCAAGAATAGCAGGACTCAGGGCAACTAAAAATTATTTACCAAGAGATGAAGAAGGATTGTGTAGTAAAATCAATAGTTTAGAAAATGTAGATCTTCACCAGGACAACTGGTTAATACTAACTAGAACTTTATCTAGGGCAAAAGAAGTATGTGATCTTTTAAAAGTAAAAGGTCTATACTATGAAAACAGACATCAAAAAAGTTACAACACTAAACTTTACAAAGCAATTGTTAATCACAATAAATGGTTAAATGGTGAAACAATAACTGATACAGCCAGAGCAGATATAATAGAATACTTAGGAAATAGAGAACTTATAAAAGATAGAATGAATTACAATTTAAAATGGTTTGAATGTTTTGACAATGCACCAGCTGATGACAAAATTTATATAAGATTAATGTTATCCAATAAAGAAAAATTAAATGATGAGGCACGAATTAAAGTATCTACTATTCACGCTGCAAAAGGTGGTGAATGTAAAAATGTAATTTTAGTATTAGACAATGCTAAAAAAATAAGAGAAGCTACTACTAAAAGTATAATAAAACGTGACGAAGAGCATAGAGTATGGTATGTAGGTTGCACGAGAGCAAAAAGAAATTTATATTTAATGAGAGCAAAAATAGAACGAAAGGGATATCCACTATGACAGATAAAAATATATTAGACGAAGCGTTTCCACAATACACCCAGGTAGGTGGGAACCACTACACAAAGTTTCCAATTCAACCTTATGAGTTTATTTCTAAAAATGATCTTAGTTTTTTTCAAGGGAATGTTGTAAAATACGTTTGTCGTTATCAACGAAAGGGAGGAGTAGAAGATCTTAAAAAAATTGTGCATTACTGTCAGCTAGAAATGTTAAAAATGAACGACATGAAAAAGAAAAAGTAATGAATGAGTTTTTAAAAGTACGATTAAAGTTAGCCGATGCCCTTAAAAAAATAGATAAAATTTATAAAGAAAACCAAGTAATGAAAAAACGTTTACTTAAATATGAAAAAAAAGGAATGCTTTACTACAGCAACAAGAAAGGCTTAAATGAAAGTACCTCTATTTGAAGCTCAGACAGAATGGATTGAACCGGAAGAGTATCCTGATTTAAGAGCCTATGATGAAATAGCAATTGACTTAGAGACAAGAGATCCTGATTTAAAATCTAAGGGTAGTGGTGCAATCATTGGTAATGGTGAAGTCGTAGGAATAGCTGTAGCTGTACCAGGTAAGAAATTTTATTTTCCAATTGCTCACGGATCAGGGCCAAACATGGATAAGAAAAAAACTCTTAAATGGTTTCAAGATATTTTAAATACACCAGCGATAAAAATATTTCACAATGCAATGTATGATGTTAGTTGGATTAGATCTATGGGTTTAAAAATTCAAGGACAAATCGTAGACACGATGATTGCAGCATCTTTGATTAATGAAAATAGATTTAGATTTGATTTAAATAGTTTGGGTTGGGATTATTTAGGTTATGGTAAGAATGAGTCTGCACTTAATGAAGAAGCAAAGTCTAGAGGATTAGATCCTAAAGCTGATATGTGGCAGCTCCCGGCGCTTCATGTTGGAGCCTATGCAGAAAAGGATGCAGAACTTACTTTAGAACTTTGGCAAATATTTAAAAAAGAAATTACTCACCAAGATGTTGAATCTATTTTTCAACTTGAGACAGATCTGTTTCCTTGTCTGGTAGACATGAGATTTCTTGGGGTGAGAGTGGACGTTCAAAGAGCTCATGAATTGAAGCAATCACTAGTAGTAAAAGAAGAAAGCTTACTCCAAAAAATAAAAAAAGAAACAGGAATAGATGTTCAATTAATGGCTGCAAGAAGTGTTGCCAAAGTTTTTGATAAATTAAAGTTACCATACGAAAGAACTGCAAAATCAAATGCACCTTCTTTTACTAAAAATTTTATTATGAATCATGAACATCCAATT